GTCAGTTCGCCGGAACTCGTTATATAGTCTCAGATTCACCGCGTCCTGAAAATCCGGATACGGTTTTTCCGGATACGGAAAACAAGGACACTTACAAAGAACAGANCTTACAAAGAACAGAATATACAAAATCAACTAAAAGAAAGAAGGCTCAAAATAAACAGAAATTATCTGAGTGGGAGCCGGAACAGTTTGACAAGGAATATGCAGAGAGCTTGGAGCTTGACTGGCAGGAGATACTGACAGATATCAGGCTCTGGGATGAGAAGGGCGGTAATAAGGCCGCTTATGCGTCGTGCAAGGCTTTCTGGCAGACTTGGTGCAGAAAAGAGGGGAGGAGCACTCAGGGGCGCTCAAATCGCCAGCAATCGGTATCTGGTGGCAAGAGCAAGGTGTTGTCGGAGGGTCAGAAGGCATTTGCGGATAATGTAACGCAGAAATATATAAAGGCTTTTGGTTCACAAGGTTTTGCTTATAAGATGGTTCTCGTGGACGTTGAGGCGTTTATGCTTACCAAGCAAACGGATGACGATTGGATGGCGTTAGGAAACGGGCTTCCGAGCCCAAGAGATAAGGGGTGGATGTAATGAGAGACACTGAGATGTTTTTATATGAGTGCTTCGAGTGTGATGGTGAGGGCGAGGCAGTCTATCAGGTTGGCGTTCGAGATTATGATAATGGCGGCTATCTGAGGGATGAGTGGCAGACCTGTCAGGAATGCCACGGCACGGGTCAGTTGGAGGTCGAACGTGATATCTGAGGGGGACGGGAAAATGCAGAGGTTGCTGGATAATAACCAGTGCCCGAAATGCCAGACGGTTATGCATAAGCAGGCCATTGGCAGGACGTTGTCTGATGAGCCTGAGAGCGTTTACCAGTGCAAGATTTGCAAGCTGATTGTTACGGACAGCAAGAAAAAGTATCCGGTGCTGTGACAGGATTGTGACAGGTAATGGCTAAGGGTTTGTTTTTATTATATAGTGCGTCCAACTAATTATTGGATGTATAGAGAGGAAAGCTAGTGAATCGGGATGATATTTTAAGAACGGCGCTGTATTGTGTGACGCAGGATAGAGCGGCTACTCATGGCAAGATGGAAGACAACTTCCAGCTTATAGCAGACTATTGGTCATTGCATTGTGGGCATGACATTACGGCGAATGATGTCGGGGTTATGATGACGCTGTTGAAGCTGGCTCGGATAAAGAACGGGCAGGTTGGCAACGCAGATAATTATGTTGACGCGGCTGGTTATATGGCCTGCTCAGGTGAGATTGCGGGGAAACAAAGCGATGAGTAAGAAGAAGCTAACAGAGCCGGTCATTGTGGAGTATCTGAGGCGCATAGCGATAGATGGCAGGTCAGCGCGTTCTGTTGGCAAGGATGATGACATGCCGTCGTATGAGGCGTTCTACAAGATGAAGGTCAAAGACCCGATATTGCAGAGCCGCTACAGTGAGGCTGTTGAAGCGCGGGCGACTGCGATTGATGATAGGATAGACGAGGTGCTGGAAGGCGTCCGTAATGGCGAGATAGACTACAATGCGGGCAGGCTAGAGATAGACACGCAGAAATGGCGCATGGCGAAGTTCTTCCCGCGATTATATGGCGACAACCAGAGGCTGGAAGTGGAGCACAAGACGAGCTTCATAGACGAATTGAAGCGTGTTGCGGCGCGAGTAGAGCAGGCGAAGTTAGAGGGCGCAGAGGTTGTAGAGCATGATGAAGAGGGGCGAAACACTTACACCGCCACGCCCGCGCCTGCGGAACAGAGCGAGAACAAAAGGTCCGATTAGTGTCCAATACGCGACAGGTTTATATAACGTAAATTACGGAAACGCTAAGTCATTGTAATTGCAGGGTATACCAAATACATAATGGAGGTTATGCGACAAAATTAACCAAAATCGGCTAATACCCCCCCTTCGAGCTGACGGGCGGGCGGCTGTGAAAATAATACCCTCACACATTCCACACACCCACGGAGAACCCATGACCACCCTCACCACCGACCTGCTCCACAAAATCCATGCCGACCCCGTTTTTTTCGTCGAGCACATCATAGGGGCCACCCCCCAGCAATGGCAACGCGAGGCACTACAGGCCATCGCAAAAAATCCCCGTGTCAGCATTAAGTCCGGTCACGGTGTCGGCAAGACTGCGTTTCAGTCGTGGCTCGTCCTCTGGTGGCTCCTGAGCCATTACCCCTGCAAGGTTGCTGTTACGGCTAACACTGCTCACCAGCTATCCGATGTGCTGTGGACCGAAATCGACAAATGGGCGCGTAAATTGCCCGCTGGCTTTATGGACCTGCTTGAGTTCAAATCCGATAAAATCAGCCTGAAGGGTGCGAAGGACAGTTACGCTGTTGCCCGTACCAGCCGCAAAGAGAGCCCAGAGGCATTACAGGGCTTCCACAGTGAGAACATGCTCTTCTTAGTCGAGGAAGCCTCCGGTGTGCCCGATGTTGTCTTTCAGGTTGCCGAGGGCGCTTTATCGACTGCCGGAGCCAAGACGGTCATGTGCGGAAACCCGACCCGCTCTGACGGCTTCTTCTATGAATCCTTCCACGGACAGCGTCACAACTGGCACAACATCACGGTCAGTTGTCACGACGGCGAATATGTCACCGAGGAGTTCCTCACTGGCATGGCTGATAAATACGGCGTTGATAGCAATGTCTACCGCGTCCGCGTGCTGGGCGAGTTCCCCACGCAGTCTGATGATGTGCTTGTTCCGCTCTACATCGTCGAGGAAGCTGTTAAGCGCGATATAACGCCTAGTCCTACCACGCCGACTGTCTGGGGTCTCGATGTGGCCCGCATGGGCGGTGACAGGAGTGCGATTGCCAAGAGACAGGGCCCATTATTGCTAGAGCCGATAAAGACGTGGCAGGGTAAGGACTTGATGGAACTCGCCGGTATTGTGCTGACTGAATATGAGGCTTGCAATTACAGCAATCGCCCCACGCATATATTTGTTGATGCTATCGGGCTGGGTGCTGGCTTGGCGGATAGACTGCGCGAACTGGACCTGCCGGCGGTGTCTGTTTCGGTATCTGAGACTGCCAGCCTGAAGAACCGCTTTAATCGCCTGCGCGACGAATTATTCTGGAAGGCGCGCGAGTGGTTCGAGGACAGAGCCTGCAAGATTCCCGATGATGATACACTTATTCAGGAGATAACCGGCATCCGGTATAAGTATCTGAGCAATGGCAAGCTGAAGGTAGAGAGCAAGGACGAGATGAAGCGCAGGGGCCAGAGGTCGCCGGACGTTGCCGATGCGTTTGTGCTATCGTTTGCACAGGAGGGCGCTATTGCTGGGGGCTACACGCAAACAAAATGGGGCGCAGGTTCCAGCCCACGCCCCGATACGAATTGGATTGTTTAGATTACCCCCTTCATTCAGGTGTTAATTTTCCGACCATTTTATTCTCCTATGTTTTTGGTAAAATCATCAAGCGCTGAGATTCCGCATCGCCAGCCCTTATGGTGCCGCCTAATCCCATAAGTAACCATGCCTAAGTTCCCTGAACTTAGATTGTTTTCCTTAGCCAGACTTTCGCGGCTGTAGGTAATAATGATGTCATCATTAGGTGAAAGATAAACGTAAGCCTCTTTGTAATACCCCTGTTTCTGTGGCTTTGCTTTTGGCTTTGCCGCCCAGCCTTTATGGGCAACCCTTTTACCTTTTAAAACCTTGTCTATGTTCCAAGGTTGCAGACCGTTTTCTAAACAAAACCATTTCAAGTTTTCAAACTCTACTTTTCCCTCATCAGGCGAATACAAAACATATTTTTTGGGGTGTATCGCTGAATTTGAGTAAGATTTGTAAGGCGACTTTCTTTGCCTTCCAATTCGGCAGGCGATTGTCCTTGCTTCCGTTGGAGTTTTCTGACCAGACAACATATCGGCGGCAACCTTGTCATAGGGATGCCCAAACTCTACATAGCGTTGCCTGTGGAGAAAAGCGTGCATTGGCACGTTTACTTTAATAATGTTTTCTGGCGCATCTGTGCCGCCTGCATATCGCGGGACAATGTGGTGTTTGTGCCAAGTAACCATATCAACCCCCCATTCGAGCTATTACGGCCCACCATGTATAGCTCCGGCTGTCCTCAATGCCGAGCAGTGACAGCGTATCCATCCAGCCCAAGGCAAACGCGATGATAACCGCGTAGCCGATATATCCGAGAACTCTATCCATTTTAGCCTCCTTTAGTTGTTTAACCCCAAGTACGCAAATATGATTTTTTCGTGATGGTCACTGACCCCACCCAGAGCCAAGCCCTCCTCGCAGAACATGTCATGCACCATTTTTCTCTGCCAAGCTGTGCAGTCCCGTAGGTAGTGCTTGTAATCCATTGCCCAGCCAAACCACCGGATACCCATATAATGCTCTGTGCCAATGTTTTCTGTGTCCATGGCACTTAGCTTGTCATACATTTCGTTAGAGATTGTGTCTAAATCCAGCGCGTCCATTATAGCCTCCTTTCGGAGCGGCACTAAGCCGCCGCCCTTTTGCAAGTAACCCTGTTCCAAGTTGCACGGGCGTTGCCCTGTTGCCCCGATGTATGACCACGCGCACACCCGTTTTGCTTTTCCATCAAAAAGTATTTGTACATTCTCATGTCTCCGGATACATACAAACCTTCAGCCACATAAACAGGGATTTCGTCACCTTCACGCTGAGAAACATG